CAGCGTGCGTATCCCGAACTTATTGATGCACTATATGCCGAAGGATTCCGCAACTTTACATTTGAAACAAACGGTACACAACGTCTTTCTGCAGACTTCAAAGATTATCTGCTAATTAATAATATCAAGAACAAAAAAATTGATCTTACTTTTAGTGTGAGTGCTAAACTTCCGTGTTCTGGTGAACTATGGGATAACGCTATTCTTCCAGATGTAGTTACAGAATACGAAAGCTACGGCCGTGCGTTTTTAAAATTTGTTGTGGCTAGACATGATGACGCAGTTGATGCAAGTATCGCAGTGAATGAATACAGACGTGCTGGGTTTACTGGTCCTGTGTATCTAATGCCCGAAGGCGGTACCGTCGAAGGATATACGTTGCACGAACAGGATGTTGCAGAAATTTGTATGATGCACGGCTGGAGATACAGTCCACGCTTACAAGTAAGTCTCTTCAAGAACGCTTGGGGAACCTAATGTTTGATAAACTAAAAAACGCTTTTAAAAAGAAACAGCCAGAGCCTGTACAAGAAGCAAAACCACGGCAGGTACGCCGTAAAAAGTCTGAAAAAGAAATTGCTACCGAAAAGAACGAACCATGGGTCGGTATTCTTTCAATGGAGGTTGATCCCGAAGATCTAAATGCAGGAGCATTTGAACTTGACTGGAATGATCAATTTGTTGCACGTTTGATGCGTTTTGGTTATCAAGGCAAAACCGATGCAGACATTGTGGATCAATGGTTTCAAAATGTTTGCCGTCATGTGGTATTAGAAACCTGGGAACAAGAACAAGCACAAGATCCAAAGTATGATGTACGCTATCATAAGAAACGCAACCTGGGCGATGGACGTTCTGAAATTTCATGATTCTTTATGTTAATGGTGATAGCCATTCGGCGGCCGCAGAAGCAGTAAACCCTCATTGTTTTGCCGAAGATGATGGGCAACTTTGGTATATGGGGCGTGCTCCGCATCCAGATAACGCACGTGTTAGTTGGGGTTCGCAGTTAGCCGCACTTGCTAAACTAAATCTTAAACTGGATGCCGAAAGTGCCAGCAGTAATGCTAGAATTATTCGCACTACCCGTGAATGGTTCGGCAAGAACAAGCACGACGATGTATTAGCTGTTATACAATGGAGTACCTGGGAACGCGAAGAATGGTATATCGATGGTACTTGGTATCAGGTTAACGCTAGTGGTATTGATCATGTGCCGGAGAGTCATCAAGCTCGCTATAAAGAATATATCGCAGGCATCAATTGGATGGCTAAAACGCACGAAGCACACGAACAAATCTGGCTCATGCATGAATGGCTGAACGACATGGGAGTTAAACACGTTTTCTTTAATGGTAATACTACATTTGAAGATGTTCTTAATCGCTATGATTGGGGTACAAGCTATATTGACCCTTATGGATCAACAACGTATAATAACTGGTTATTAGAACAAGGTTATCAAACAGTTACGCCAACTTCTTATCATTTTGGAGCAGATGCGCATCAAGCATGGGCAAAATATCTGCTAAAATATATCGCACAAAATAAAATTATCTAAGACTTGACAATCAGACACAACTACAGTATAATACTTGTATGAAATATATACTGGTTGATACGGCTAACACTTTTTTCAGAGCAAGACACGCAGCGCATCGTGCCGCTGATACTTACACCAAGTTAGGCTTTGCCCTACACGTTACACTTGCTGCCGTTAACAAAGTGGTGCGAAAGTTTGATGTGGATCACGTTGTGTTTATGCTTGAAGGGCGTTCGTGGCGCAAAGATATTTACGAACCATATAAAGCAAATCGTAAAGTAGCACGAGCAGCATTAACAGACGCAGAATTAGAAGAAGATACCCTATTTTGGGAGATTTATGACGAATTTCATAAATACTTACGAGAGCAGACAAATTGTACTGTTCTACAGCATCCTCAAGCAGAAGCTGATGACTTAATTGCCCGGTGGATTGCTCTTCATCCTAGTGATGAGCATATCATCTTATCCAGTGATACTGACTTTGTTCAGTTGATCTCTCGTCAAGTTGTGCAATACAACGGTATTTCGAACGAACTTATATCCCTTGATGGCATTTTTAACGATAAAAACGAACGTGTAATTGATAAAAAGACAAAAGAGCCTAAAAGTATCCCCAATCCCGAATGGCTTCTTTTTGAAAAATGTATGAGGGGTGATTCATCGGACAATATTTTTAGTGCTTACCCCGGTGTGAGAACTAAAAGTACTAAAAAGAAAATAGGTCTTACTGAAGCATTTGAGGACAAACAAAAACAAGGTTATGCATGGAATAACCTTATGCTACAACGCTGGACAGATCACGACGGCAACGAACATCGTGTTATCGACGATTATAATCGTAACTGTACGCTAGTTGATCTAACCAAACAGCCCGCCGAACTTAAACGTGAATTCGATGACGTTATTGCTACAACAGTTACAAGCAAGGATATTGGTCAAGTAGGTATACGCTTCATGCGTTTCTGTGGAAAACACGAACTTGTTAAACTAAGCGAGCAGGCTGACCAGTATAGTAGTTGGCTAAATGCCACATATAAAGGAGTACTAAATGATTAAAGCAAAACCCGTTGTAAAAAATAAATTCTGGATTTTAAGAGACGGCAATCGCAAAGTAGGCGAAGTAAATGCTATTCAAGGTGGATTTAGTGTAACTGTTAATAATGCCGAAGCACGTTTCAAAACACTCGCTACATTAAAACGTCGTGCTAATATTGAGTTCGATGATTCGATTAATATTGTTACACCAAAAAAGAAATTAGTCGACGTTCACGGGTTTCCGGCAGCAGGGTCCATTTACAATGCTGTGTGGGATGTACAACTAAAACTTCCTCTTTATACTAAAAAATCAAAAAGCAAAAGTTTTTTTGCTGCCGGTTGGTATAAAATTAAGTTAAAAAATCGCTGGAAAACTGTTTATAGTCCTAAACTTATTATTCTACAACGCAACAAATATCAAGGTCCGTTTAATTCTGATCCTGATCAGAATAATTTTGATCAACTATTTAAATGATTCACATTAATAATTTTGTTGACAAGATTAAGGCGCTGGAATCGCAAAACAGCAAACAGTTTTCAATGACCATGCGAGAAGCAAAAGATCTACACGCAGACATTACTAAATTGTTGTTAGCACTACAAGTATTACAAAATAACACTACCACAGCAAAAAACAACGAAATAATTCAAGTAGAACTTCGCGGAGACACTTGGTAATATACGCCGTTTATTCATAAATACTGTATCAAAGGATACAGCAAATGAGTAGACCAAAGCCTACGGTCTTAGCAGAAGTTACAGATCGCGCAACATATAAAACAGATCAAGTGCTGGCCAGCGAAGGCATCTGGGCAGTTTTCTATGACAATCAACCAATAAATCTTCGCAATCAAAATATGTTGATTCAGTATCCGGGACCAAAGTATAAAAAGGTTTCGTTTTCTAACCCCGGGCATGCAATTAACTTGGCTAAAAAACTAAACAAGCAGTTCAAAACTGATTTATTCAGTGTGGTATTGTTAAATGCTGGCGAACAAGTATATCCAGAAAAGTGATCTAACTCAGCAGATGCTGAACAAACTTCCAGGGATACAGTTTCCCTTGGAGCAAACAATACGATTATGGTGGGCTAACCCAAACGGCGGATGGGCATTAACTGAACAAGGCAATTATGTATTTGAAAAACTTGGTGTTGAAGGACACGAGTTTAGAATTAGAATGCGTTCTGCTCGCTTCTTTATTGAAGCAGACAGAAGTTTTCAAACACCTTATTATATAAAGCGCAATGATGTTATATTATATGGAAACAAAGAAGCTACTGCTGTAATGATTACCGGCGGAGATATTGAACAATATCTTGAGCGTTATTGTTAAATTGTTCAATTAATAGACTAGGCCAAAAATTTAACACATAATTTTGATTTGCTATTAGACGATCTACTACTAAATCCCAATTATAGTTGCCATTGATGATATCTTTGTTTAAATCTATTGCTGCTTTCCATCGTTCTCTATCATCAAGAAACTCGTACGAAATATCAACAATATCAGTAAACATGTCAAAACCATGATTTACGCAATCTGTTACAATGCCTTTATAACCTATAACAACAGGAATCTGTAATCCCAACAATGCCATTAAAGTCTTTTCGGTTATGATTCCTGGTGTTTCGTAATATTGAGTTTCTGTAACTATGTTTAATTTACAATCATTATACACCGGCAACAAACGCAACCAGTTTAATTCATTTTCGCATCCATAATAAGTTCTAAAATCCCATTCTCGAAGAGGAATTTCTTCTCCAAAACTTAATATACCATTGTTGAAATGTTCTTGCATATAGTATGCAATTAATTTTCTGTGTCTTCTTGTGGTTCCATTTAGACATTGCCAGTTTTTTGTAGGCGACCATGACAATTTATGTTGCCATTCATTTTGATTTTGTTTTAAATTTAACAATAAATCATAGCTATGAGATGGAAAATAAATTAACTTCATCGGGCCATTATACACAGTGTCAAGACCAATTGTCCAATGAACAACTACCACACGATCAGCATGTTTGGCGTAGTGCTGTTCGATTTTCTCTAACTCAGGACAGGAATTATTTTTGATAGTCACAAAATCCTGCAAATGAATTATCACTATTGTGTTGTCTTTCCACACAACATCTTGTGGGAAAGTAATTGGCCAACATTCACTGTCATATGGCGGTGTTAGAGCGTTCAGTCTTTGATATACATCAAACCCTGCTTCTATAAAAGGATGTTTGATAATGTGGCCGTGTGTTAGCATATAAGTAGCATTATTTACTACAACAAGGTTGACAACAACATAATTTTAGTATATAATAGGAACATAACTTAGAAATTGTCAAAAAACGCAAGAAATTTTAAGTTTTTTTGCCAAGATGATAAGTAAAAGTATACAAGAGATTAATTGAATACTATTAGGCTAACGCCTAATTTTTAGGATCCGTATATTAGAATTTAATTAAATACTTGAAAAGATTTTTAACTTTAAGGAGACTTTACTATGAAAAATTTAGCATTAGCTATCACTTTAATCGCAACTGCTGGTTCTGCCAGTGCTTTCTTTAACGATGCTGACAGCAACACTAGTGG